CTTCCGGCATTTTAGTGACTTCTACCAGCTTTTCTTCAGCCTTCTTGATAGAAATCTTTTTCTTCTTTAGCTCTTCCCGGAATGCCAAAACCTTGTTTGCATGTTTCATTTCCAGATATTCCTCCACGATGGGATTGCATGTCACGTCTTGCAGGTATTTTGTCGATAGTTTGAAGACGCTATCGGCATTGGCAGGAACGGATACAACGGAGACTTCGAAAAGTTCTGCTTTGGTAATTTCCAAAGCTCCCCCGGAAAGTCGATTGTGATCTTTTGCGCGGAATCCAACAGAGAAACAGTTGAGGACTCCGTCTTCGATGAGGTCCCGAATCTTGGCAATTTCTGGATCATCGCTCGAGCTGATACGGGCCTTGATATACAGGCCATCGTTTTTGACTTCGACTTTGACCGGCTTTCCGATCGGCTTATTCTGATCATGGTTGAAGAGGATAACCCCAGCCTTATTGAAGCTCTTAAGATCCCAGGCCTGAGCGGGAATTATTTCCTCATCCCTGTCCATGGTCGCCATGTTCGCATAGCCTTCAATGTATAGGCTATTGTCCTTGAGCTTTTTATGCCGAAGGAAAAACTGCTTGGCCCAAAAGTCTGACTCAATCTTTTCTGCTATGTTCATGGTTAAGCCTTCCTTATTCCAAGGCGTTTCAGATCTTTTTCAGACACTGCCAAGAGCGTGCATCTGCAGTTTATGACTTCATGCGGAGGCCCACCACCTTCGCGCGGATACTGCAGACCATTGCCGAAAGCCTTGTTGTAGGGGATTGCTTCCCCAGCAATGTCCCAATGATCGCCTTTGCTATTGGGATAGATACCGCCAGGATTCCCGCGGACTCTTTCATCCCCGGCATTGACCCAGACCTTGTAAAGGTCGGGGATGACTTTGCTTGCATCAGCCATCGCTGCAGCTTGACCTAAAGATTGTGCAGTTAGGACTTCAGTCCTCGCAATAGTATCAGCACGAGCAAGGGAGACTTTAGCGATCTCTTTGATATCGTTTCCAATTTCTTTGAGATTTTTGTTTTCAGAAATTCCCCGATTGATCGTATCTAAAACTTTATTGATTGTTGTGTCGGACAAATAATTGTAGGAATCTTCGGCTCTCTTGAATAAAGCAGAGCGTCTTTCCCTATAGTTGTCATCCCTGCTACCTTCGATTGCATCCTGGTCTGGCTTTCCAAAAGGCATGGACAAAACCGAGTCGTAACCAAGTTCGACTTGATCCTCAAGAATCTTGGTATAGTTCTTTGTCCATTCTTTTCTCTGAGCTGCAAAACCATTTTTGATTCGCTTCTTTAGCTCTTCTTCGTTGGGCATCTCGACAGTTTTCTGAATCAGTTCATCCTTGGCGATGGCAGAAGCAACTGATACCTGATCAAGAATCAGATCAAGGAAAAGCTCACGGATAGGTTCCTCTTTCTTTTGGGATCCTTCGAGCGCCCGCCCTTCTCTGTCAGTCCACCAAGACTTTCCTTCTTCGCGAGTGAAGCGCCCGAAGTTGACAAGGTTCTCAGACTTATAGTCGAGCTGCTCGGTCTTCTCCTCCTCTTTGGGCATCTCTTCGACCCGCTCGATTGGTACAGGCTTTCCAGTCGAATTGAATTCGGCTGAAGACTGCTGAGGAAAGCCACCACCGAAACCGCCAAAGGTCTGCTGGGGTCTGGCTGCTTGCGGGGGAAGATCGCCGCCAGCGATTGGATCCAGCTTCCAGACTTGTTTTCTGACTTCGTTTAGGGTCATCGTCGAAAGCATGGCTGCTGCAAGGTCGCTCTTCTCTCTTAGGTTCTCCTGAAGCTCAGGAACCCCGGAATAATCTTTGCGAATAATGTATTCGTTGCCAAGGTATGGCTTATAGGCCTTGGTCAGAGCTTCGGCGAACATATTGCCGATGGACATGAGCGTCCCATTCCAAAAGCTCTTGATGGCTGACTTATACTGGTCCGAACCAAGTCCACCGGCTGAGTCTTGGATGCTCAGGACTTCCTTGGGAACCCCGAAAAGGTTTATCACCGTCTCGCGGTTGTTCCTTATATGTTCCAACAGCTGCTGGTCTGCGATCGTATGCGCGAAAGCTTCGCCCTTGGCGCCATTTGGGAGTACCAAAAACCGCCTTTGGTTCTGCCTTCCCATGTTTTGCTTTTCGAGCGAATTCTGCAGGTCTTCCCTCTGGCTTTTGGTAACACCTTCTGGGGTGGTAACCAGCATTCCAGGCTGAGCGCCCTTCCTATAGAAGTTATTCAGATACTCGGAGCTATAACGGTTGAAAAGCACGGGGGCCTGACCTGGAACAAGGGGACTCATTCCCCAGTGAATCGAGGATGGATTGGGCCGCTTGATATGGATGATATTGGAAGGATCGATCCTTGATTTGAGCTGAGCCAATGGCATCGATTGGCGATCAAAACCGATGATGGAATAGGACCTGAGAAGGCCATTGCCATCGATATCCATATTGATAATTTCGCTTGGGATATGAATAAGCGTTCTGTTTATAATCGCGTTATAGAGCAGGATATTGCCCGTCACACAGTAATCTGTGATCGAGGTATACTGCAGATCGTAGTTTGTTTGGTGCTTGTTTGGATTGTCCAAAATATATTGAACAGGGTGGTTCTCGGCTGGCTCGCTGATGATATCCCCATTGAGCTTTGTCTCTTTGAACACCTTGAGGGGAATGGGAGCGAGCATCATTGCGATTTTATCCACAAGGATATAAACCCAATCCTCTGTAAAATAGATGGCTTTCAGAAGCCTAGCATCAGTGAAGGTCGGGATTTCCCGCGACCATGTCTGATTGGTATTCGTCTCGCCGAATAGACGATCAAAGCTCTTAACATCTAACGGTTGACTATCGTCTGAATCATAGTCCATCAGTTTCATTTTTTGCGCTCCCAATTCTATAACGGTTATTATAGCGCTCTTTTCCCACGTCACAAAGTTATAACTCGATACTCGCTCTGTGAAGCGAAGTCGAGAGCGGAATGCGCGAGAAGAATGCTCATGACGATATCATCATGGCCGCCAGAAGGCGCGGAGTAAGTCGGAAGGCCTAGTGAGCTGTGTCTGACTTCGAATTCCCTGAGCTCAGTATCAAGGGAATCGATGTAAGGCAGTCCGATCGATTTTGATTCGGTCGCTAGTGAAAAGTTGGTCACCATGTCATTTTTATTGGAATTGTTAAACGTTATGCCTTTGTACGGCAGATCGGTATCATAGAGAAGATCATCCAGCGCAACTCCGACTCCGGTCTTATCGTGCAGAACAATGGTTACCTGCTTAAACATTGCACAGAACCTTTTGAGAGCCTGAATCTGCGAAGTATAGGGGATCTTTTGCATCCTCCAAAGCGCCACAACTCGCCTTGAATTGATATCGATAGCCGTGAAAACGGTGAAATCCACCTGCCTCGCCCAGTCTACCCCGCACACAACTTCGAATTCGCTTACCTCGCCGCACTTCCATCGAAATTCTTCTGGGGTTTCGATCTTCTCCGTGTAGTAGCATTCGAGCAGGTTCTCAAAGACTGAGCCATCAGAGAGGAATTCGGCGAGGTAGTATTGACGAAACATCCTATCGCCGAATGTCTTACGGGCAAACTCAATCGAATCCCTTGGAACAAAAGGATTGTCCTGGGTCCTGCCGGCAATGAAAAGCTTTCTCGGCATTCGTCCCTGGCGCCTAGCCAAAGCCATCTCGTCCTTTGCCTCATCGCAGCCGTCCTTGAACCAATTGGAACCTAGGGGAGTCGATAGGATGAGCGATTTGATTCCCCTCTGGGTCATAGTGGTATTCGCAGAGATATAAACCTGCTTTTTCATCTTGGCCGCTTCATCAAGGACGTAAAAATCTACGGCTTCCCCCTCGAGTGAGTAGGGATCCTGGCCGTGAAAGAATCTGATTCTACCATCGTGCCCGCCCTTCATCTTAATCGATGGCTCTCTCTCGTTTGCTTTGATCGAGTCAGCCGGAAGAAGTCTTTTGCAATAGTTGAATCCGATCGTCGCCTGTTCATATATCGGCGCCACCCATCTGAGGTAGCATCCTGGATGAGTCACAAGTCCTGATGAAATAGCGACAGAAGCTGAAATTGTTTTCCCGAATTTTGTCCCGCAAGCTACCCAGATTTCCTGGATGTTTGAAATCATCATCGCTTGCATGATAACTGCCTGCTTTTTGCAATGTGCCTCTGGGAATTTTATATAGTGTTGAAGCTCATCCATTTTCATCTCAAAATAAAATTGCCCAGACCTTTTTAAAAGGTCCGGGCACGGAGTACATTATAAACGCATCCCACTCGCTAATAGAATATCATTTTCCAGAAGATTGTCCTGCATTGAGACCATTATTCTGTGCTGCTGCTGCTTGTTGTGCTGCTGCTCGAGCATCCCGCCGAGCTTGTCTATCTGCTCTGCGTTGCTGGATTCTTTGTTTAATTCTTGCAACTGGACCATTGCCTTGACCTAATCCAGGAATTCGTAGCTCCTGAGTCTTTTTAATAAAAACAGGTTCAGAAACTGCAACTGAAGAACTTGTCAACATGATCAAGATAGCGATTTTCCTAAACATTGTATCCTCCAAAATTATTTAATCGTCGTCGCCTTCGTCACCGCCTTCGTCATCATCGTCATCATCTTCACCGCCGCCTGAGCCACCACCACCACCCCCGCCGCCACCTGTCTGGTTTAGAAAATCAGATACTCTTTGAGCTTGGGTGCTATCGAGTCTGACATTTTTCATTGCCCTGACATTTCTGAGAGCCGAAATGATTTGAGACTGGGAAGCGCCAGCAACGTCTGGACTACTGCCATGACAGCTCGCGCATCGTTCAAAGTATAATTCTTCGCCGTCTGCAAGTGTATCGACTGGTTCTGCCGGCAATGTGTCCCTTATAGGAGCTTCTAAAAATTCAGCAATAGCCTTTATCTCAGGGTCAGACACTACAACACGCTTCATCGCTCCTACCGTAGCCAGAGCCCGCTTGATATCTGCCTCGTCCTCGCCTGCAACATTTGGAGTCGCTCCACCGTGGCAACTCGCACACTTGGCTGCAAATAATGCTTGGCCGTTTAAAGGTTTTCCTGGATCCGATGGCGCCGTTGACGGTGGTGGTGAATAGCTTTTGTCATCGGAATATCCACAACCAACTAATAGCAAGAAAATAAAGCAAAAAAAGAATTCTTTACTCATGGGCTTTTCCTTTTATTTGTTTGCTTCTACAAAATCGATTAGTCGCTGGCGATCGGCTGAAGTCCAGTCTCCATAATCTTTGGCATAGCTTGGCGGCATGGATTTATTGGTGATTCTTGCCGGTGCTTTGCTCCCAATAAATCCCTTTTCCGTGTTCATAAAGACCGCATCCGAGTGGCATTCGGCGCAAAAAGAGGAAAGCAGGGGTTGAACATCCCCCCAGCTATCCTCGCCCGGTTCATCAGGAAAGTCGTCGCCTGGAAGCCTGTCATCTGGGAGCTGATCCTTGTCGTCGGGCAAAGGCAATTGCCGCCTAGCGCCACATGACGAAGGCAGCAAAGCCGCTATAAGAAGGAAAAGCAAAGCCCATCGACAAACTTTCATTATATGTCATCCTGAAAAAGGTTCATGTCTGCGATCAAGATCGGAAGCCCATCGATGAGCTGCTGAAGGTTCACCGTGCCCGATGGCTGGGACAGGGCACCGATGATGCTCGAGGCTCCGGTTGAGCTTCTCAGGCCTATCAGTAGCTCCTGCTCAGATATTCCAAGCGTACCGGCCACCTGCTTGGCATTCTGCTCGAGTCTGAGTCTGTCAATGTTCCGGTTGATCGGGTCATCGGAAGTGTCATTGATTCCAAGCTGCGACATGACGCGGCTGAAGTCGGCATTGTCTCCCCGGATAAATGCTAGGCCGGCATCCGGGCCTTTGAAGAAGAGTCGGGCCTTACTCTTATCGGCAGCATTAAACCCGGTCGATTCCTGGATGAGCTGGGCCAGGGTATCCCGTGCTGGGATCATCCCGGTAGCATGGCAGCGAAAGCAGCTTCTAGCATTCTGGATGGTTCCGCTCAGTCCGCGGCCAGCCGATCCAGTATCCTGGACAATGTTTGTAGCCGCGAAGTCTTCACGAGCTCCGACCGCATTGAATATGACAAAGCCCAGCATTCCGTTTGGCTTGGTATAGATGCACTCGCCGGCATCGCTCACAAACTGCTTATTGCTCCTGGCTTCCTTGGGGAAGGGAGCTTCGAGCAGGTTTTTTTGGTTCACGAGCTGGCCGTTGACATTGATTGGCGCGATGTTCACGTCATTAGTGTCAAAGGTACACCACAGAGGACCATCAAAAGCGTCTGTCCTTCTGATAAGACGAAACTGGCGATTTGAAGCAATGACCGATTCGTTCATCCCTATGAGGATCATCTCTTCATCCCGGTCGTCGAAGTCTGCCTGAACGTTTGCACCCACCTTTTGCTCAAAGGCTGCCTGGGTCGCAGGGGTTCCCTCGAGTGTGTAGTAGGCCTTGACTAGGGCAACTTCCGAAAAGTTATTGCCGACGATGAATGGCCTTACAGCTTGGGTCAAAAACTGGATGGTCTTTCCACGAACCGTCTGGCTTGTGAATTTAAATGGATCGAGGTTTTCAATCAGTCTCCACTCGTTGGGAGTCATCCCGATATCCCGCATATCGAACCGAAGGATTGATCCTCCTGTGCCTATGGCTTTGGGATTGACGAGTCGTCTTTCGGAGCTGACCGAGTTGAGCGTCTTGCTAACCGCACGTTTGCAGTTTTCCGCATCCTCCGTTCCAAATGCATTAAGCTGATCTGAACACATGATGTAGCGAGTATTGCGGCGAGTAGCATCATCAAGGCTATTAAGATCGGATAGGATTGCATCTTCCTGCTCCTCAAAATAGAAGTAGTCATCCTTTACCTGATCATCACGGATTGGTGGGATCGGCTTGTTTGGTTTTTCACTAGGAATATTGTCCCTCTGATCTGCATACTGTCCGCGATTGCCTGCACTGCACGAAAGCAGAAACAGGCACGAAAGAAACGCAAAAAAGCGCATGTCATGCCCCCATGTTTTTGTTTTGAATCACGCAATAAATTATAAAAATGGAATTGAATAGACGGGGTTGGCGGCAAGCGCAAAGCTATGAACCGCCCTTTGCTTTCTCACCCTGGAAAGCCCAAGATAACCCCGTAAAGAAAGGATAACAGGAGTCGGAATTATTCGCCAGATCCCGCGCCAATATTTTCTATCTCGGTCATGATCTCTTGCCCAGACTCTGAATCCAGAAGTTCTTGCACGATTGAGCCGTCGGACTTTACAGAAGATTTAAATACGATGATATTGCCATTCTGGTCTTTTTGTTCTTCCATAGGGACTGGCTTA